ACCTGGCCGGAACAAGTCCGACAACGGCAGACGGAATTGCATTAAATCCAGCGATTACTGCGGCGATCCTGTTGCTCATTGGCGATATGTATGCCGACCGTGAAACGGAAGATTCTGATTTCCAGCGTCGCGCGCAGCCAGGACAAAACTCCGTATTTCCAAGACAGGTTCGCGCCTTGCTCGCGCCATACCGCGTTTGGCGAATTGTGAGCGAGAGCGCAAGCTATTATGGATACGACTGCATCTAAAAGACCCCTGCTTTTGCAAGGAATGCACGGCCTAGGCGATAACCTACATCAGCGCGCCGTTATCCGCCAGTTGATGCAGCGCTACGATGTTACACTAGAGACCTCGTGGGTTTCCCCATATTACGACCTGATTGCGCAAGGCTTGCGAGTAATAAACAAGCCAACGGCACTTCGGACTCAGTCGAAAAACGCCAAGAGAGAGCACGGAAAGTTTGCAACAGGTGCGCCGGCGGGCGCCAGAGTTCGAAAAGTATGGTACGCGCCGAACGAAGTTCGTCAGTGCGGCGGTGTTCTCGCCGCCATGTGCCTCAACTGCGACGTGTCGTATGATAGGGCCGACTTCAGAATTCCGGTTCCGGCCGAGTGGGTGGATGCAGCACGAACCTCGGTCGGATATCCAGATAAGCCAATTCTAGTCTATCGCCCACTAGTTGAGCGCACAGAATGGAACGGGTGCGCGGCGCGAAATCCAGACAAAGACGCATACGCAAAGCTGCTGGAGAGCGTGCGCGACAAATTCTTTGTGGTGTCGATTGCAGATTTGGTGCCAGGCGTTGAGTGGACAGTAGGCCATGATGTTGAGGCCGACAAAAGGTTCCACTCTGGCGAATTGCCTTTTGAGACTTTGGCTGGCCTGTTTTCTATTTCGAGCATGGTGTTCGCATCGCCGGGGTTCGCTGTAATACTGGCTCAGGCGGTTGAAACTCCAGTCTGCGCAGTGTTCGGCTCATACGAGGCCAGTTACAGTTTCAGTGGCGGTGCCAGATACAGTCCTTATCTTGGAATAGACCCAATCGTTCCTTGTGACGACTTCAAACACGATAACATCAAGGACAAGACGATTGACGTCGCAACAGCTACCGCGCGCCTTGCAGTATTCTCCGACGAAGCGATCGAGCGTTACCATAAACGCGCCGAAGGTGGATTTGAGCGGGCTACATGCAAGGTATGTGTGGCCGGGTGAATTAGATGCTCTGGCTTATTTGCTAAGTGGCGCACGAACCGTAGTTGAGTTTGGTTGCAACAACGGTCGCACCGCAGCGGCCATGCTCAGAAACGTATCCACGATTGAGCGATACGTCGGTGTAGACGTTCCGGTTGGCTACAAATTCGCCTGCAACGTACAACGGAACGAGACTCCACAGATTGCCGGGGAGTTGGCGTTATCTGACAAGCGATTTGAGCTTGTGCTACGCGATAAAGGTTCGTTCGACTTAACCGCCGAAGACCTACCTGCTTGCGATGCGGTTTTTATCGATGGCGACCACAGCGAGCCTGGGGTTCTGAATGATTATGCACTCGCTAAAGCTATCGTTCGCCGTGGCGGCATTATTGTTTTTCACGATGACAATGGTCTTAGCACTGTTGACGTCAGCCGCGTGTTGGATGGTCTATGCAAAAACGGCGCGGACATTAAGCACGTTTCGGGTACGTGGCTTGCGTTTGAGAGGGTGTGAGTAGTGCGCGCGGGTTCGTTAAACAAACGCGCTACGTTCCAATCACTGGTAACGACTCCTGACGGTGCCGGTGGTTCGACCACTGGCTGGGCAGACTACGTCACGGTTTGGGCGCAACTGTCGCCAGAGCGCGCGCGAGAGAAAATCCAGCAGGGGCGCATTGCCGATAATCAGGCTGGTGTTCTGCGCGTCCGGTCCAGCACTGCAACGCGATTGATCGATGGCACCTATCGAGTGCTGGTTGATGGTGTGGTTTTTAACGTCAGGTCTAACATCAACCCTGATTCCAGAAATGATATGTTGGAATTCCTAATAGAGACCGATGGCACGTCAGTATAAGAATCCAACATTTATATGCATCGATTGTGACACAGAGGTTCGAAGGGCGAGCCCAATTCAGAAAAGATGCAAGTCGTGTGCTCTGGAATCAAAAAGAGAGACAGCGAGACGAGCCTCTCTAAACACTTTTCTAAAGCGCAAGATACACAAAATAGACTGTGCAGACTGCGGCGTTACCGTAGCGTTCAAGGGCGGCTGCCACCGATATTGCGATGCATGCTCTAAGCGCCGCGCCGATAAGTATGGCGAAGAATACAAGATCAAGAATATAGACGTCATCCGCGATAAGGCCAGAGAGCGATCAAGAATAGCAAGGAAGACCAGGGTCCGGGATTCCGCCACTAGACTTCACGAAAATATTTCATCTCTGGTCAGGCGGGCAATTTCTGGCAAGGGCGGCATATCTTGGCAAGATATAGTTGGTTACACGCGGCAAGATTTGATGTCTCACCTTGAGCGACAATTCAAGCGGGGCATGACGTGGGACAATTATGGTGATTGGCACGTAGACCACATAGTGCCGAGAGTTGCGTTTGACTTTGAAGACAAAGAAGACCCCGAATTCAAGGCGTGCTGGTCTCTTACGAATTTGATGCCTTTATGGGCAGAAGATAATCTGAAGAAAAACCGGAAGCGGATGTATCTGATCTGAGTGCTGGCTACTTGTCGGCCGTCTTCTTGAAGCGCTGCAGGATGTAGTTTTCTGGCATGGTCGTGCTTCTTGCTAATATCAACTTCGCAGCAGCATCGAAGCACGAAAGCCTTTGCGCACCGTCCTTAATGCTCGCGCATGTAAGAACATCCTCGTCCGTAGAGGCGTGCGCAGTGCCAAGGCCTGCAATCATTAAAGCCGCAATCAGGAAAATCTTATTCATATGAAGACAGTCCGTATGATTAAGGATTACTCCTATCGTGCCACTCCTCGCGCATTCTTGCAATACATCGGTGGATGCACCTACCAGCGCGTCCCAGAGGCCGCAGTTCGCGCTATCTTGGCAGCGAAGGCCGGTGAAGTCGTTGATCCTATTGAGCCAATAGAGGTTAATGCGCCATCCGATAAGAGATTCATCGAACGGTTAATGGGCCAATGATTGACCCATCATTTCCGCTTCAAACAGCAATCTTTGGTGCCCTGACCGCGACTGGCGCGCTGCCATCTGTGGTAGGAGGGCGTGTGTATGACGCAGCTCCGCAGAATGCCGTCAACCCATACGTCTCCATGGGGGACTGCCAAGTGCTTCCTGACAAGTCAGGCTGCATTGATGGCGCAGAGTGTTACCCGATCATCGATGTGTGGTCGACTTATAGCGGATACAAAGAAGCCAAGGAAATTGCTGCGGCCATCGTCGCGAAGTTGGATGACAAGCCGCAAAACCTAAACGTCGTTGGTTTCAACGTCGTCGTGTTCGAACTGAGCACGTACCAGCCGCTCCGAGACCCGGACGGAATAACGCGCCGAGTGTCACTTACCTTCCGCGCGCTCCTCACCCCAACCTGAATACTGCGCATTTTGCGCACTACCACGCCGCCGTTAGCGGCTTGCTGTTCTATGAAAGGAACATCGTACTATGGCACAGCCGACCGTTCTCCCCGGCACAAAGCTCCTTATCCTTGTAGGTGACGGTGCGTCTCCTGAAGTGTTCGCCGAACCTTGCGGCTTGACGACCAAGTCGTTCGATCTGACTGCCTCTACCAATACGACAGTCTTGCCCGATTGTGCCGATCCAGAAGCGCCCGCTTGGGAAGCTAAGGACGTTAATTCCCTGTCCGCTACCGTTAGCGGCACTGGTGTCATGGCTGTTGAATCGTTCTCCACTTGGAACGATTGGTTCATGAGTGCTGCAGCGAAGAACGCTCAGATCAAACTGGATAATGCTACGCTTGGTCACTACGCGGGCACCTGGATTTTGAGTTCGTTCAAACTCGGTGGTCAGCGCGGCCAGAAGGTTACCGTTGATATCACTCTGGTGAACGATGGTGCAGTGACGTGGGTTGACGCGGCCTAATGCCGTACAACCCGTCAGTCGCAAAGTTTAGATCAGACATGAAAACCATGGTCGCACAGACCAGGGATAATTTTCATGAGGTCATTCTTAAGCAGGCTGACGAGTTGATAGAGAATATGCGCGATGTGTGCCCAAAGGATACGGGCACACTTGCCGCATCCATTCGTAAAAAAGACATCTCTATTATTACACCCGGCTCAATGACCGTCTCTGTCCTGGTTATCGCGGGCGGGAAGACGACAACAAAGCGAACTCTGGCCGGTTATACCTACGATTATGCGGTGGCTACTGAGTTCGGAACTAAGAAAGAAACGCCAGAGCCGTTCTTTTTCAACACCGCCCGCAGGTATGAGCAGGGAAGTTCTGAACAATATAAAGAAACGTTGGAAGAGACGATAAAAGAAAACAACGAGATCAGACAGATCAGGGCTGACAACGAAAATAACCAAACTTCCGTAAACCATCGCGGCGCTGTTGTTTCTTCAAAAATCAAGAATGCGAAACTATGAGTGCTGACGGTTCGATAGAACTTGTATGGGCTGACGAAACGCGGCGCTTTCGCATTGGCATCGGAGAATTCCGCTCCCTTCAAGAAAGCGTAAATTCTAGGCGCGTCTTAATCGGGGCACAGCCAGTTGGTCCTGGTGGCCTGCTTGATCTTTTACGCACCAAAAATGCGTGGCCGGATGACGTTCGTGATGTGCTTAAGGCCGGCCTAATTGGCGGCGGTCTGGAGTTTCAAGAGGCAAATAAACTTCTGGTGCGTCATTTCGACGGGAAGCCACTTCTTGAGCATTCCAAGACGGCGTTTCCAGTGCTTCTCGCCGCTCTAGTCGGCGTTCCAGACGATGAGCCGTCAAAAAAAAAGACGGAAGCGACAGTGACGACGGAGAAGACGGACCAATCCAATTCTCTGTCGTCTACGGAAACGGTGCAGCAATAGGCTTCACGCCAGAGCAGGTAGATAAGTGCTCTTTCTGGCAAATGCGCGCGTGTATTGCCGGTTACAATAAATCAAATAACGCTGAAGATGAGGTTAGACCTCCCAGCGATTCAGAATTCGACGATATGGTCGCGAGGCTAACTTAGTGTCAAACGATCTCGTGGTTCAGCTTGGAGCGAAGCTGGATCAATTCTCTCGCGACATGGACCAGGCTGGTGATATTGCTGACCAAGCGGTCAGCGATATCGAGAGCAAGTTTGCGAATCTGAACCCGACAATCGGCGGCTTTGCCTCTTTGGGTATTGCCGCCGCAAGTGTTACTGGGGCCGTTACAACTCTGCTGACGGCGCTCGCGCACGTCAATAGTGAACTTGCAGACCTTCAGCGCAATTCTGAATTCGTCGGTGTTACGACAGATCGCTTCCAGCGCATTCAGTTCGCCGCTGGTCAAGGTGGTGTGTCGTC